CTGGGGGGTATCTGATTATCGTGGGTAACCACTTTAATCGCCTTGCTAACGGTCAGTTAGCAAGACACACGGCTTGACCAGCCGTCGGTGGTAGGTCTTAACAACCTCTCCGTCTTTACCGTTCCCACCCTGAGGGTTTCGCCTATGCTTGCGATTCCCACGTAGCCCTAACGAGGCTACCTTCTCGGCGTACGCCGTTTGTGGTGTGGATTGGACGTTACAGAGTGATAGAGGGTGACCCGGTTAAGCGGGCCCCTTCTAGCCATTCCTTTGAAAGGCTAGCCAGATGACATCTGGAACAAGAGTAGTTGATGCGCGCGTCCCCCCAACGACGTTGGGGGTCGGGGCTTACACGTCAAAGACATGGAATGGTGTTGATTCACCGAAACGTGCTCTTTTGCCGCGGCAGCCTTATACGGACGCTCTCATACCTAGTAACGAAGAACTTCTCACGAAGTTCGGATCTACTACGTCTCGAGAGGCAGTTGCTTATTTGAATAAGCATTCCCCTTTGTACGAAACTTTTCGTATGCCGTTTTCTTTGAAAACGTTTAGGAGACCCGTCAAACGCGCTCGGACCGCCTGGAATTCCTATTCCGCGAGCGGCTACCGACGTTACGATACTAAGTATCGTAGGGCAGACCCATCAGACCCTGTGCTGAATTGGGTGCCCGGCGACAGTGATGGCCAATCCATATACCCTACCCTCTTTACAGCTAATGACCAGCTCGCGCTGATCAGTAAACTGAAAGAGAAGGCGTATGGCTCGGACTTCAATGCCGCTATCGCTCTTGCTGAAGGTCATAAGACCGTCAAGATGATCGCTAGTAACGCGATCTCGCTTGCCAAGGCTTTCCATCACGCCCGAAAGGGCGATGTCTCAGGTGCCGTTCAGGCATTGACGGACAGGGCGAGACTTGGTGACAGGAGTGTCCTTAAAACGGACGCTATTACTCGGGATAACCTCCGAAGATATAGTGTGAAGAATAGCTCCTCACTTGTTGCGGAATTGCAATACGGCGTAAAGCCGCTGTTGCAGGACGTACAGGCTGGGGCGACCTATCTCGCACACTATCTGTCAGCCCCCCTTCAACACACCGTTACGGTGTCGAAGAGGCTGAAGTCCCACGTAAACCCGGGTGTTAACCCGAATCCCAATTTAACAAATTGGGCCGTGGACGTAAGTGAAGTACGGAAGATAAAAGCCGTATGGAAGGAGAACCTGAGCAACATAAGCGGATTGGGCTTTTTAGACCCAGCTTCTGTCGCTTGGGAGATCATGCCCTGGTCATTTGTATTCGATTGGTTCCTACCGATCGGACAGTGGCTAGAAGCAAGATCCGCGGCTACCCTTTTACCGGGTGCCGTGTTTTACGAGTCGCGTTTGATTCAGAGACACAGTACTTCGCTAAACCCTAGGTGTACAACACCTGAGGTCGCGAATATTAGGTCTTTCAGTTATGTACGACTCGCCGCGACGACTCAATTGCAGGTCCCGCGACCTGTCTTTAAGCCGTTAAATAAAGCACTCTCTGTTACGCATTGTATTAATGCAATTGCTCTACTCGGCACCGTTCTCGGTGGCGACGCGAAGCGATTTAAGTAGCAGATCTTAACTGGAGATCCTTATGGGTCAACAAGCCAATATCACCGTGTTTGACGGTGCTGCCACCCCGGTATCCCACACTCTTGTGGGCGAGGGTATCGCTCTCGAGAAAGATGGAGCGCTGCGTGCGCGTTGGAAGGAATCCCTTACGGGTGTTCCTGACTACGCGCAGGTGCGTTGCGCCATCTCTAAGCGTCGCTTGCCTTCGGGCACGTACCGCCTCGAGACTGAGACTACGGTTCCAGTGATGGAGTCCGTCTCAGGACAAAACTCATCCGGTTACACTGCGCCACCTAAAGTGGCCTACATCGACACTCTCCGGACCATTGGTCTGTTTCATGAGCGTGGTGTTGTTACTGGTCGGCGACTCGCCCGCCAGTTGCATGTGAACCTTCTGGGTAGTGTGTCCACAACCGTTACACCTGTAACGACCGGACCTGTCCCGGAGTTGATTGATCAATTGATCATGGTAACGTAAGTCGCCATGCCAAGATCATCTTCCCCGCAGACAGGCATTGCCATTTTGCTGGTGCTATTGTTCTTCTTGGTTGTGATCATGGTTCTGCTTCCTGGCGTCAAAGCCAGGGAACCAGCCCTGTGTCCAACTACCGAGCAAACGCCCAGGCAGTTCCCGCCGAAAGGCGGCAGTCCATCGGTTAATGCCGATGCGTCTGTAGAAGGTTAACTCCTTCTTACTGTAAGTGGTAAACTTTTAACTTGTTACTCTAATGGAGAAAATATGCGCACATCGCCGCACTGGTTAGAAGAGCTGGACGAAACACTATCTTTGGATGTGTTGCGTGACCTTGCTTATCCCCATGCTCTAAGAGCGGGGCACTTATCTGAGGAGCTCTGCGAGCTTCTCAATAGTGCTTCTTTCAAGGAGCTGGTGCTTTTTGATATTGACTTCTCGGACGTCCGTTGGACCCCGTACACCTTGCTTAATGCAAGGCAGTGCATAGGGTTCTTCTCCAAGCTTAAACACTTGGATATTGGGATTAGTCGCGAGGAGCTTTCCCTCACTAAGTTTATGGAAGCGGAACGGACCTGTAGCCAGACCAACGATCTCTTTAGGAAGTACCGGAGAGGTGAGGTTGCGATCTCACCCTGGATTCTCGAGGTTTTCTCGAGAGCCCAGCGAAAAATCTCTCGCGTGCTTGGGCCTTGCCCAACCTTTAGTGATCTCGGTCTACGCTTTGGTCCCGGCGCCACAAGGGGCGTTAGAAGAAAGGACTCCTCTATTCGCAGCAAGATTGCTGAGAGGGTCCAGTGTAGTGAAGAGCTTCTTCCTGCAGTTCATCTACTGCTTGAAGAGCTGCCTCTTCTGAGTGAAGTCCATGGCGCGCCTTTCCAGGCGCTTCAAGACCACTCAGAACGCTTCCTGGTGGATGTGGACATTGTCCCTTCCCAGGTTACTTTCCAGCCCAAGAGTGCAAAGGCCCTCCGCGTCGCCTGTACTGAGCCTGGACTTAACGTCCTTCTTCAGCTCGGTTTAGGCGACTTTATGTCGGACAGGCTTGCTAAGCACGGTATCGGGACTAGAGACCAGACTGTGAACCAGTCGAGAGCGTTTTTAGCCTCGTTAACGACATGCGAACCGAAGCTCGCAACTGTCGACCTGTCGTCTGCCTCTGACACTATAGCTACTGAGCTCGTGTCGGAGCTACTCCCACTTGATTGGTTTTGGTTGCTTAACTGCGCCCGAACCCGATCAACCATTCTCCCCAATGGTGAGGAAATCTCGCAAGAGAAGTTCTCTTCAATGGGGAATGGCTTTACATTTCCTTTGGAAACGTTGATCTTCTGGGCGCTGACGTCATCACTTTGTGATGACCAAGGCGCCCACGTAACGGTTTACGGGGATGACATCATCCTTCCATCGCGGTACTACGATAGACTGTTAAAAGTCTTCAATATCGCAGGGTTTACTGTAAATGGTGATAAGAGTTTTGTCGATGGGCCCTTTCGGGAGTCCTGCGGCAAAGACTATTACTTGGGTACAGATGTGCGGCCCTACTTCCAAAAGGAGTGGGTGTCCGCACAGACCCTCTTCGTCTTACATAATTACTATGTAAGGCGCGGAGATGACGAACTCGCAAAGAGTGTAGTTTCACTAATACACCCGAGCCTAGTCATCTATGGTCCCGACGGTTATGGCGACGGTCACCTTATTGGTTCTCATGAACCACGGGTGACCGAAGCTTTACGCCGTAAGGGCTATAGCGGTTATCTCTTTCACACCTTTTCTGCGAAGGCAAAGAAGTCGTTCAGACCTCTGCCGAGCGATTGGGTGTGTCCGAGCTACACGACTTATCGTCGTGCAAGTGAACCGCTGATTCTCCCTCAACCTGAGGGAGGCAGTACTTCCACTTGGTGTTTCCTTAAGAAATGGACTCGCCGCAAGGCGGGTCTTGATCTCCTAGGTTACGCAGGCACCCCTCTTCCTGAAAAGGAAGAGGATGGCATCACGAACAAGGGGCTTGCGCTCCCTGGCCGTGACGGATACCATAAGATATCTGTCTACACACTTGGCTAAATGCCAGCCGCGTAAGCGGTAGCGAAAGG